GTTTATGATCTTCAGATATCTCTAATATCCTATTATATTTTTTCTTTACATTTCTTTTACTCATATTAATGAGATTTTCTTTTCCATTAAGTCAGAATAACTCATTGGATAAGTGTTTTGAATTAAATTGGTGAAATGGGCAAAGCCTAAATCACTTGGATCCTTTCCTTCTAATTCAACAAAGTATACTTCTTTTCCTTCGTTTAAAAATTTTTCTGCAAAATTAAGTGCTTGTTTTTTAGCATCTGTATCTAATGCTATGTATATTTTTTTAACTGAGGATGTTATAATTTTTTTAAGTAGTTTTGATTGTATATTTTTACCTAATAATGGTATAGCATTTCGTTTTATAGCCATTGCATCAAATGGACCTTCACATAGTACTAATGGTAAATCCCAATTTATAAATAATTCAAATGGTATTATATCTCTAGAGCAATCAGGATTTCTATATTTAATATATGGGTCTTTTTGATATGATCTACCTGTAAAATAATTTAATTCACCATTTTCATCATATGAAGGTATAATAACCATATTAGCATATGAACCATTAGGACAAAATCCTATATTATATTTTTTAATATCATTTATAGTTAATCCTCTACGTTTTAAATAAGATAAAGCATGACGAGCTGATATGTCAGTATTATTAATAATAGATGTAAATTCTTTTGGGAGTTTTAAAATTTTAAATGTTTCTTCTTTTTTATATTCTTTTTCTTCACCTATTAATTTAATTAATTTTTGATAATTTTCAGATGATGCTTTTACTTTTTTAAATAAAGTAGATATTCTATTTCCTTTCTTATTACACACCCAACAATGCCAAGGATTTAAACCTTTTTTATGTTGTGAAAAATTTATTTCTAGTTTCTTTTTATGATGGTTACAGAAAGGACAATGGTAAGCTTGATTACCACGTGCAGTCCTTTTACCTGTTCCTAAAACTTTATTTACTAGATTAACTAGCAGTTCATTTACCATATAATATAATGTATGAAAGTTATTTTACCCATCAAAGTCTTTTGTAAAGAACTTTCCAAGAATATTATCATTAAAATATTCATTTGGGTTTTCTAATACTTGATATACAAATTGATATTTTGTTTCATAATATGTTAATAACTTTTTATTTGGTGCTGTTTTAATAATATGACGCTCAAAATTATCTATTGGTTCTAAATCCATTACTTCTTTAAGTAGTTTATTTGAACCCCAATAATCTTTCCAGTTTGATTCTTTTATAGCTAATTTATATGAAGGTTTTCTACCTACTACACCCTCATACATCTTAAGATCTTTTTGGGTTAATTTTACTTTTCTTTGAAAATATAGTACTTTTTTACCAATATAAGCTTTACCTGTTGGTTTATGTACTACTCTATAAACAAATCCGAATGTATTATCAGGGAAATCTGATATATTGGAGATTATTTCTCCATTTGTATTAATCCAAGACATTATGTATCAAAGTTTACTATTATTGTAGTATCTGTAAATTGGGAAACTGGTATAGGTTGAGACATTTTACCTACTACTAGTAAATCATTATTTTCATTATATAACCCTACTGTTGTTAAATAAGGAACAAATTCTGAGCCCGTAGCAAAATCATAGTAAGTATCATCTGTACTTCCTGAGAGTATGGAAGGGTTTTGGGAATATGTAAACTCACTATCTCTTATACCACATTTATATTGATGTTCGTAAATGCAAACATTTGTTGAAAAATTTAATTGTAATCCATCTAAATTATTATTATCTACTATGGTTTTTCCAAAATCTTGTAAACTACCTGTTGTTATAGCTACAATACCATGAGAATAAAATATTTGACCATTTATGTCTCCATTTACTAAAATATTACCTTCCCCATCATCTATTATATCATATTTATCTCCTAGTGAAGATGTATAATTTGACCTAAATGTGGAAGGTATAATTAATTCTCCATATAAGGTTGAAGGTATTGATATTACAGATAAAATTTCATTTGATGCTGTTGGAAAAAACCTACTTTGATTAAGTGTGGTTTGTAGATAATTATCATATCTAGGGGCAGATACAGGACCTATCATTTTATCATCTGTTTCACTTACTCCAGGTATTTTTATAGGTAAAGGTACACTATCCCCAAAACTTGAAAATATATAATTAGAATAATATAATTGTTTTATACTGTTATATACTAAAGATACTTCTTGTTTATAAACATAACCTGTATCTAAAAAATTGATTTTAGGTCTTCCTGGGTATATACTGGATGTTAAATTTTGGCCATAATATATTTCTATACCTACATTAGAACCAGTTATTTCATTACCCGTAAAAGTTTGGTCTTTACTAGCTTCAAATGGAGTTATTACAACATCCTTGGTTGTTAATTGTTTGAACGCACTCATTCATTTTAGAAATCAAGTTTGACTCTTATCAACATTTCTTTTGTGAAATCTTTTGGTAAAGGTCTTGATAATTTAGCTACTGCTAATAAATCATTAGCATCATTATACATTCCTACTGTAGTAATATAAGTTTGGGGATTATCAACAAAACTATTTTGAACTAATTCTCCAGTTGAACCTGATATAAAAGAAGGATTTTCAGAGTAGTTAAATTCACTGTTTCTTGCTCTAACAAATATAAAATCAGATGATAATACTTCTTCATTGTTAATTGTAAATCCTTGTCCTGTATTTAAAGCATCTAAAAGTTTTTTAGGATTATTAACTATCTGATTTTCTGATCTATCAGTACCTAAACCTATACCCCCTTCAGCTAAGCTTGCGTCTAATGCAGCACCATTTAATAGTAACAAATCTACATCAGGTAATAATAAACCATATGAACCTTTATTTGTTGTAAATCCACTTTCTTGAATACCAGTATTAACTATACCCGCAGAGCCTGATACTATATTATATACTCTTCCGGCATCAGTAAATTGAACAATATTCCCCGATAAACTATCATCTGTTAATGTTACACTTCCACCACCACCTGTAAGTTTTAAAATTAAAGAACCAGGTAATATACTTTGTTTATATCTTGCTCTTTGTAAATTTATTACATAAAAATATTCTGCTGTTTTATTCCCAAATAAAAATTCTGAATTTTCATCAGCTAAAATTAATGTTAGATATTGTCCATAGTTTGTTCTTGTTGGTGAGAATCCAGGGGTTAATTGATTAAAAAATTGACTACCACTACCAAATTTATCACCATAAGCAATATCAAATTGAACTTCGGAATTATCTAATGTAGCATCTTTATTATATACAGAATAATAAAATTGACCTATAGCACCTTGAGTTTGAATTGAGGAAGTAAAAAACTGAGTTAATGTAGGGATGTTATCTGTCCATACTGTACCTGCTACTGAGTCTGTGCTTATTACTATATCTTCGGGTTGTAATCTTTTAAATGACATATTTTTTTAATTATAATATTTTTTTATACAGTAAAGTTTCTTGTTGGGTTAATTGAGGTTTGGGATACTGATACTGGGATTTGTATTCTTGCTCCACTATCTCTACCTACTACTGTTAAAGTAGCTTGTATAGATTTATTTTCTCCAAATAAAGTATTTACCCCTGTTGCTCTCATTGTTAATGTAGTACCTATTACCGTTTTAGAAACATTAGTGCCTGTTGTTTCTGTTGCGGACGATTGTAATGTTGCAGGTTGATCTACTCCACTACCTACAAAACTACTAAATAATCTTGAATCGGAAATTGTAAATGTATATCCTGATGATTCAAATACTGAATCATTACCTAAATAATTTAATGTTTGTGGTGTTAATGTTTTCTGGGCTGTTTGTCTTAGTTTAACATTTCCTTGACCTAAATCTATTAGAGGCATTCTAGATGTACCTCTAGGTAAAGTAGCTAGTTTATATTTCATCATTTGATTTTCATTTGGAAACGCTTCTAATATAGGCATATTTTCAATTGCTTCCCCATAAAATGCAGAACCTGATGGGTGTTGTGGATTATAAAGAGTATAATCAATTTCATCATCTGCTAATGCAAATTGCGTAATATCAAAGGATCCATCGCCTTTTGCTAAAAGCTCTCTTCCTTTATTTGTTAAAATAGCATCTACTGTTACAGATGTATTATCTAAATATCCCATTGTATATTCCCTTTTATGTTTTTCTTTTTATATAAATATTGCGTTCATAAAAAAATTTGTTAATTCTTATCTAACTTCAAAATTACCTTTTGTTCCTGGTGATTTTGTTACTATTACTTTGTTACCATCTGTTTCAGTTATTTCAACAACTGGTTTTCCATCTGGTGTATCTTTTGATTTTACATTGAAATCCGGACTAGATATTTTTGTTCCATCAAACATTGCATTAATCATTCCGCGCGGCTCATAATCTTGATATTCAGCGGGCCTTAATTCATATCCTATACCACGTGAAGTTGAAATGGTTAAATCTTGAAATTCTAAAGTTCCATTATTATCTGCTTGGTAAAAT